ATCAATTAGACTCATCGGTATTAAGTTTGTCAGTTGTAAAAGGTTCTGAACTTGGAATAGATAATTTTAGTTTAATACATGACAGCTTTGGTGTACTTGCACCAGATAGTGATAAAATGTCTTTAGCATTGCGTGAAGCATTTTGTGAAATCTATAGTCAAGATGTATTAGCTAACTGGGCAATGGAAATGAAACAAATGCTATCTGAGAAAAATCAGAAGAAGTTTCCACCTATACCTGCAAAAGGCAATCTAGATTTAGAACAAGTAAAAAAGTCTGTATTTTTTTGTGTGTAGTTTTTTTAAACGACTGTCATCGACACCTGTGTAGATTAAGTGCCACCTATGGCTAACTAAACAATTAACATAAAGGAGTTTATTTATGACAGATGCCACAAATATAAGTGAATTGGGTGAAGCTATATACCCACACTTAAATAGACCTGACGTTAAATTTAACGAAAATGGTGAATACAAAGTAAACCTTAAAATACCTGAAGCGAAAGCAAAAGATATGATTGCTGTTTACGAGAAAGCTATACAAGATAGTATTTCTGAAGCTGAAGCAAAGCTAAATGGCAAGAAGGTCAAATTAGCACCAAAACCATATTCAATAGAAAATGGTAATGTAATCTTCAAATATAAAATGAAGGCTACAGGAGTAAACAGGAAGACTAAAGAACCTTTTAGTCAAAGACCTGCTTTATTTGATGCTAAGAAAAATCCTCTGAACCCATCTTCATGTTCTATCTGGGGCGGTTCTAAGATGAAAGTTGCTTATGTGTTGAGAAGTTATTACTCACCTGCATTAGGTGCAGGAGTGACAGCACAACTCAAAGCAGTTCAAATCATAGAATTAGTCGAAGGTAATAAGCAAATGGATTTATTTGCTAAAGAAGATGGCTACGAAACAACAACGTCACCAGAGGAGATGAATAATGTACCAAAGACAGAAGTTCAAACGAGTACAGATTTCTAAAGACGTTATTTTAAAATCAGGATTGGAAGAAGTAGTTTTTAACTTTCTAAAAGACAATCAATGTTCTTTTACTTACGAAGGTATGAAAATTACATACTTCCAACCTGCAATTAAAAAGACTTATAAACCTGACTTTCCAATAACTAAGTCATTCATTGTAGAAACTAAAGGTGCTTTCAATAGTGCTGACAGGAAGAAGATGAAGTTGATTAAGAAACAAAATCCTAAATTGGATATTAGGTTTATCTTTTCAAATTCTAAAACAAAGATAGGTAAGAAAAGTCAAACTACTTATGGTAAGTGGTGTGAACTTAATTCTTTTCCTTATCATTGTATTCAAACAACTAAACAAACCTTTCCAAAAGACTGGTTAAAAGAAATTAAGGAAACACAAAATGGCAAGACAAGAAACTAAATATATTGTTATTCATTGTAGTCAGACCAGACCATCACAAAAAGATGTAGACGCTAAATGGATTGATAGAGTTCATAGAGAACGCGGTTGGACAATGATTGGCTATGGAAAAGTTATTAAGCGTAATGGCGAAGTACAACAAGGTAGAGCAGATGATGCAGTACAGGCTCATGTAAAAGGATATAATCATACAGCGTATGGTGTATGCTTAGTAGGTGGTGCATTAGAAGAAGATTGGACTAAACCAGATAATAATTTCACAGCAGAACAATACGAAAGTTTATACAAAGTTTTAGGTGAACTTGTTCAGAAATATCCTGATGCAAGAATAGTAGGACACTACGAGTTAGACGAAAAGAAAACTTGTCCTAATATGAATGTAAGAGAATATTTACTTAACGAAGATATACCAAATTACAAATTTCAAGATGGTTTGACTGACGAAGCAGATTTAGCGGAGTTAGAAGATGAACCAACAGAGTAAGTTTCTCCATCATAGTCCTTGTGAGAACTGCGGTAGCCAAGACAATCTAGGTGTATATGACGACCATACCTATTGTTTTGGTTGCCGACAGTACAAAACATTAAATGGAGAATTGCCTGAATATAAACAAAACAAAATTATTAAAGATATGATTGAAGGAATAGTAGAAGCATTACCAAGTAGAAAAATAGATAGTGAAACTTGTAAAAAGTTTAATTATCAAACTGGTACACATAATGGAAAACCAGTTCATATAGCTAACTACTATGACAAAGATTATAATATTGTTGCACAGAAACTAAGATACCAAGATAAAAAATTCACATGGTTAGGTGATACAGATAAAATAACATTATTTGGTCAAAACCTGTGGAGAGATGGGGGTGATAAATCAAAGATTATTATTACTGAAGGTGAGATAGATGCACTTAGTGTAAGTAAAGTACAGGGTAATAAATATCCTGTAGTGTCAGTACCATCAGGTGCTACTTCTGCAAAAAAATATATCAAAAGAGAATTAGAATGGTTGTCTAAATTTAGCAGTATCATTTTAATGTTTGATGAAGATGAAGCAGGAAAACAAGCTGTCATAGAATGTTCAAATATTTTACCAGTAAAAAAAGTTAAGATTGCAACACTACCTGCAAAAGACCCAAGTGAATTATTACAGAAAGGTAGAGGTGCAGAAATTGTTAGTGCTATGTGGGAAGCTAAAGCATACACACCACAAGGAATTGTAGAAGGTACTGAAACAAAAGAATTACTCCTAAAAGACGATTACGTTGAAACAATACCATACCAATGGAATGGTCTTAATAATAAACTAGGTGGGATAAGGCGAGGTGAACTCGTCTTACTCACCGCAGGTTCAGGAACAGGTAAGTCACAAGTTTGTAGAGAAATAAGTCATCACCTTATAAGTAAGAAACATAAGGTAGGCTACATTGCATTAGAAGAAAGTGTAAAGAGAAGTATTAGAGGACTTGTATCTATAGGATTAAATAAATTAGTACACATACCTGAAGTAAGAAAAAATATTTCTGATGAAGAACTAATAAATGAATGGAACAATGTAAAAGACTACGTTGCTTTCTATGAACATTTTGGTTCTAGTGATACAGAAGATTTAATGAACCGCATAAGATACATGGTTCAATCATTAGACTGTAAAACAATTATTCTCGACCATATCTCCATTGTTGTCTCAGGCATAGCAGAGGGAGACGAAAGAAGACTAATCGACAATACAATGACTCAACTAAGAAAATTAGTTGAAGAACTTGGGTGTGCTTTATTCCTAGTTTCACATCTAAGAAGACCTGAAGGTAAAGGTCACGAAGATGGTGTTCAAGTTTCCCTCTCACATCTCAGAGGTAGTCACTCACTTGCAACTTTAGCAGACTGTGTGATTGCCTTTGAGAGAAACCAACAAGATGAGATTAATAGAAATGTTATGAGATGTCGTGTACTTAAAAATAGATTTTCAGGTGATACAGGTATTGCCTGTAATTTAATTTACAATACAGAGACAGGTAGACTTACTGAAGGAAGTTTTGATGAATGATAAACTTCTGACGAAGTTCATTCTTTCATTTCTTATTGAAAAAGAAGATTACCTAACATTAACACAAGAACAGCAAACAATAGTTTTTGAAACTTGTAAAACTATTATGACTGCAATTTATAACGCAATTAAATATGAAAATGTTCACCCAGTTATAATGTGCGGTGATGTTGAAGCATTTAAAGTTATAAAAAATTCAATCACAAATGTTTCAGAATACCTACCAAGTGTAGAAAAAATAAAAATACATCTAATACAATAATTATGAACCTAGTTTTAGACTTAGAAACCAATGGGTTTCTAGACAAAGATGATTTAGTTATTCATTGCATAATTTGTAAGGATATACAGACACATGAAGTCTATAGATATAATCCTGATAACTTGCATGATTGCCTAGACTTACTAAAGAAAGCTAAAGCACTTATTGGTCACAATATTTTAGGCTTTGATATTCAGGTATTAAAAAAGGTATTAGGCTTTACTTATAAAGAAAAGGTATTTGATACCTTATTAATGAGTAGGCTTATATGGACTAATCTTTTAGACCACGATTATAAATACAAAGAATTACCTGCAAAACTATATGGTAGACATTCACTCGAAGCATGGGGCTATCGTGTCGGATTGAGAAAAGGGGATTACCAAGAACACTCAGACTTTACTGAATTTAATCAAGATATGTTTGAGTATTGTGAAAGAGATGTAGAAGTCACACATTTACTTTACGATAAAATAATAAAAGAAAATTATTCTAATAGAGCAATAGAACTAGAACATAAGTTCGCACATTGGATTATTAAACAAGAACAGCATGGTGTTTATTTTAATGAGACGACTGCTCAGTCGCTACATACTATCCTAACCAAGAGGAAACTAGAGTTAGAAGACAAACTTGCTCTAGCTTTTCCTTCTTGGGAAAAGTTTGTAGGAAATAAAGTTTATAAAAGAGATAATAAAAAAAGAGGTATCAAAGCAGGTGTACCTGTACCTATTTATAAAACTGAAATATTTAATCCTAGTTCAAGACAACATATAGCGGATAGACTAATTAATGTATTAGGTTGGAAACCTAGTTCGTTTACACCTACTGGTCAACCAGAGGTAAATGAAAAAATTCTAAACTCACTACCTTATCCTGAAGCTAAACTTATTTCTCAATACTTAATGGTACAGAAAAGATTAGGACAGTTAAGTGATGGTGAACAAGCATATTTAAAATTAAATAAGAGAGGTAAAATTTATGGAAAGGTTATTACGAATGGTGCAGTCACAGGCAGGTGTACTCATCACTCACCAAATTTGGCACA